GCGGGACTAGCAGCACCGACTGCACTGATAACACAACGATACTGATCATTATGATCATCTGCATATGTTGTAAGTCCTGTTGTATATGACGCTGAAGTTGCTCCACCAATAGGACTCCAAGCACCACCGCCATCATCTGATTTTTCCCACTGATATGTTACGCCAGGTGTATGTGATGACTGACCTTCTGCACCACCGCCACCTCCTCCAGATGGTGTATCAAACTGATCTACCTCGAATGAAGATGATGCAGCGTTACCACCAACAGGTGCCATTGTCACACCACCGAGTGTAGTAAATGTAGCAGTCTGTGATTCGTTTACAGTAGCATCAGATGGTTGTGATGATACAACAACGGTTACAGTTTCTACTTGTAACGTAGCAGCATTTGATGGTGTAGATGTTGCACCAGCTGCTGAAAGAACGCAACGATATTGGTACTCATCGTATGCTTGAGTTAATGTAGGAGTTGTATATGTTGATGTAGTTCCACCAGTTCCTTCTGATACATCAGACCATGTAGATCCATTAGTGATTGACACTTGCCACTGGTATGTGATATCTCCTGCATCATTATCTGATGTAGTAGCAACGACACCGAATGACGATGTACCACCAACTGCACCAGTTGTATTAGTTGGTTGCGATGTAATGTTTATAGTTCTCTGAACAAATAATCTTGCTGAGTTAGTTGTTACATCAGTTGCACCAGTTGCTGACAAGACAGCACGGTAGAAGTCACCGTAACTATCATCATAGGTTGTCGATCCAGTATTATATGTTGTGGTGTTAGCACCGCCTATAGGAGTGAAGTTTGCACCGTCACCATTTTCAGATTTCTGCCACTGATAATTTATAGTAGCACCATCTAGTGTAGATCCTGCAGTTGTAAATGTTCCTGCAGCAGGAGCAACGGGTGTAGAATTAACTGGTTGAGTATCTACAGTAATTACTCTAAACACTGTTAGTGTAACTGCGTTTGTGTAAGAAGGTGCGACTGCAGTAGATGTGTCTAACTTACAACGGAACTGAAAATTATTCTTAGCAAAATCATCATCTACAGTCAATGTGTTTGTTGTTGCTCCACTATATCCACCACCGTTAGTAACTGTTGACCAACCAAGACCACCATTAACTGAGAACTCCCATTGGAATGTAATTGTAGATCCATCAGAACTAATACCCGCTACAGGTCCGAAGGAAACAGTTCCTCCTGATCCCGCTTCTACGCTACCTGATGTTGGTTGTTGTGTGATGTTGACTACAACACCAGTTCCAGTTGTAGTAAATGTATAGGCTTGTGCATTACCTGTTACATTCTCAGTAACTGTAAAGTTAAACGTCGTGTCAACATAATCCGCTGTAACAGTTCCAGATAAATTTCCTGTTGTTGTGTCGAACGTCAAACCTGTAGCACCTAAAGAATCTCCACTAAGAGTGTATGCCTCAAAGGTTGGTTCACTCGCAAATGTTGTTCCTGTTAGACCAAGATCAATATTTACACTAGCACCATTAGCATATGGACTACCAGATAAACTTCCAGTGCTGTTAGACCAAGTTACATTGGTGTCTATGAATGGATAAAACGCACCTCTTGATACTGTTAGTTCTGCACCCGTACCATTGTAATTAAAATCAACACCAGTATCTACTGGATAGTACACTACAGGAGAACTTTGTCCAACTCCCTCTTGTGTATCTGTTGATGATGTCAATTGTGTAGATGTAGATACTACACCGTCATAACTTTCATGTGTCTTTCCTTCCGAATTAATCAATGCCAAATAGTTATTTGATCCACCACCAGTTGTACCAGCTGTAGCATTGTTAGATGCTTGTACTGTAATACTATTGTTGATTGCACTCTCCGCTTGTATGTTTAACCAACCAGATTGTGATAACGTTGATACGTTAATGCCACCAACCACAATACCACCACTACCGCCAGGTGCTGTTTGTACTGTGATAGTTCCTATCATGTTTGAGTGCACACCACACTGATAGTAATATGTTCCTGCAGTATTAGGTGTCCATGAGACTGTAGCATTACCACTAGATCCTTGACCACTAGCAGTTGGTGTAGTTACGTTAGCACCTTGACTTGCTACTCTAATATAAAATGGGTGGATGCTTGATACATTACTTAAATTAAAATTAATTGTATCTCCAATATAAACTGTAACTCCTGCGTTCGCTCCGTTGACGTTACCGTTCCTGTCGGTTCCAGATAACGTATACGCACCTGATGAATAAGCATATGTAGTTACATTATATGTCGTTGGTGTTGATGAACCAGCTCCTGCTGTACTACCTGTAGTACGTAACTGTACTTTCTTACCAACGTTTCCTAAGAAATGTGAAGCATCAGCTGGATTAAATTTGATCTCAAGAAAGTTAGAACCACTTAAAGTGACATATGGATTGTCTATAAGTTTCTTATCTACTATGCTGTTTATAGGATAGTTGACATGTGTACCAGTTCTAATGTCACCAGCTGAACCTGTCGTTCTGAATAAACTTTTTGCTAAACCAGTTAGATTATTTGTAGTTAATGTGTAACCATTTTTACCACACCATGCAGCAACAATACCCGCAACTATAGGTCCTGAGAAGGATGTACCATCTATAGTGCTGTAGTTTGCTGTACTTGTATATGGTGTATTAGCAGTCCAGTCATATGCAGGAACTAGAATTTTTTCGCCAGGTGCAACTGTAGTACAACCTGATCCATAGTTAGAGAAAAACGCCCATCTATCACTGTAAGATGTAGCACCAACTGTTATTTTGTTTTGGTTAGTGTCTACATTATTGATACCACCATTAGTATTATCTGGATATCCTGCTGTTCTTGCACCCGCTATGCATTTTGTTTGTATAGGTCCTGCGGTTACATCACTGCTATTCCTAAAACCATTACCAGCTGATCGTACAATTATGATATTTTTTTGACTTGCTATAGTACCTTCTATGTCATCTAGAATTTCCTCATCAGTTCCTACATCATTACCCGAATCATTCAACTCGATGTTAGGAGAGTTCTGTGTAGGTATCGTAGGTCCGAACGATGCATTGATAACAGCAGGACGATTGCTTCCTTTGTAGTTACCATTTGTGCTATCGTTGTGATCTATAACTGCTTGATATGCACCTAGTATTGCACTGAATGTACCACTAACATTAGAATTAAATGCCTTTAAAGAAAATATCCTTGCTCGTCTTGCTAGTCCTGCTGTCCTACCAGCTGCAAGAACAGCACACTGAGTTCCATGACCCGCATCATCTTCATTGTTAGAACCATAAGCACCACTATAACCTGTAACTTGATTGACTCTATAGTTCTGTTGTTCTGCAGTACCGTTAAGGTCAGTGACAAAATCAGGGTCATATAACTCAGGATGTAATGCTGCGTTGTTACCTGTTGGTCTACTTGCACCACGAACACCAGAGTCAATAATGTATATGTCTACACCATCTCCATCTCCATTACTTGATTGACTAAACTGTCTGTTTAAATATTGTCTGTCTTGTTTTGTAATTCTATCTAGATGCCAGTAGTCATGTATGTTGACAGTTCCAAATCTATCAGGTGCTACTGAGTAACGACCCATGCCAGGATGATTGATACAATATGGATATAGTATAGATGGTGTAGATGAACTTACTGTGATGGTGGTTTGACCATCAGTTCCTGCAGTTCCTGTAACTACAACTCCTGCAGTCAACTCTCCTGTACCACCTGTAGTCCAAATACCATCAGGTGTCTCAGAAAATCTTAGACCATGTGTAGCATTTGTTGCATCGCTCTGGTCAAATGTATAAGTTCCACCTTGTAGAAATCCTGTTTGGTTTGCAAACCTACTATATGTCCCACCTTGTGTCTGTGAATATACATAAAAATTTGCACCACCTATGTTCTGAACTTTTACATATATCGTTCCAGAACCAGTTGTTGCTAATCCTCTAGTATTGCTTGTCGCTTCTCCTTCTACTTCATTGATCGAGGTTGACCCAGATGTATCTACAGATAGAGATGCCTCAGTTGGCATAGGATCTCCTGCATATACTTCTTTGTCTAGTGTAGCTTTCTTAACTACATTTAATGCATTGAGTTGATTGACTACATTACCCTCATACCTCTCAGGGCAATCAAAAGTAATTATTTGAAATGTTCTAAATGATTCTACAAAGGATAGGTAACCATATAATTTCAAGATTGCTGCAGCTGCAGAATCTAGACTATAGTTATCACTGACCCTTACTATTACCTTCTTCATCCTGTGGTACAATAAGTCCTTCAGATATATTTATGTATTACCGTCTCCTGCCTTTGCTAATAGTTTCTGAACTTCACCTTCTGATATCTGTTGCTTGCCCATTCTCTCCACAGGTTTGCAAAATTTTATATCGTGTTTCTCATCAAACACAAATTTAGTTCGTAGATGTGTTCTATCTCTCTCTACGATTAAATGGTACGAGTGTCCGTACAAAGTAGTATTGAATCCTATTGATACGATGCTTCTACCATCATATAGTTCTCCTACTTTGTAAGGACATGTTTTTGCAGTTCCATCAAACTTGATGTGAAATTGCCTTGAGTTTACGTGTTCTTGCTGTCTAAGTTCACTTGACTTCTTCAGTGCCATTTTCTTCTGGTTTCTTGAGTGTCATATTTAGTGCTTCAATTGCACCTTCTAGTCTCAACGTTTGCTCTTTTCTAGTGCTTAGTTGTTTCTCAAGTTCAACAATTGTTGCTTTTTGTTCTTTTAATTGCTCGGTAAATTCCTTTACCATTGTTTCAGCATCCATAGTTTAGAATGATAAGTGTACTATTTAGGGTGTTTTCTTACCCCATATTTGTAGGGTAACACGAAACATTGGTGACTCATTTGATATAGGTGTCACCATGTGGATCTCCTGACTATCGTTTATTACCAATGTGTTTGAGGTAGGACACAATGCTCTCATTGTCTCCTCATTGATTGGTGCCCACACAAAGAGACCACCATAGTTGACATTCCAATCCTCGTTCAGATACAACGTCGCACCAAACTGATATGTATTGTCATTGTGTGATGCCACACCAGAACCCCTTTGCCATACATGATAATTGATTGCCAACTCATCATGTGGAGGTAGCAAGGGTGTTAGGTATGTTGCAAGTTTCTCTCTTAGATCTACAGGAGTTTCTCTGATTAGACAAGACCCATTGATACCAACTTTCAAACCAGGTGCCCATAGTATCTCACTGGATTGGAATTTGAAATCACCCATGTTTCGCAAGAGATATGATCTTGCTTCTTCCATAACCTCTTTAGGTAGTGCGTTAGTTATTATTCTCATCGGTCAAAAGCAAAATGTGCATACTCACCATCAGCGTCTACAAAATGAAAAAATATCTGATGGTAATAATCTTTGTCAGAACATATCAATGGTTGTCTCCAGTGCGGTGTGTCTATACCATTGTATAGTATAGCATCTCCTACATCCGCTTTGTATTCTTTTACTACATCTTGCTCAAAAAATATAGACCATGGTGTTTTTATACTAGAAGATAAATGTAATGACACACTCACCTCGCATGCGGGTCTGTCAACATGTTTTGTCAAAACATTGTTTTGTTTGTAAAGTCTCTCATAGTAGTAGGTTCTATGCAAACGTTTACCAGTAATTTTTTCTATTTCTCTTTTTACCTTGTAGTATAAAATTTCGTATCTTGGATTATTATAAATTGACACAGAGTTTGATACTTGAGTTGGCATGTCAGCATTGTCAAGTATATGTTTACCTCTAACAATCCTATACTTTAATTCTATAGGGGTAGGGTTCTCATCAAATAATTTTTTACCATCGTCAGTATACTCAGATACATCGACGAGATTTTTGATTAACTGACTCATCTCCACTCAGGTCCTAATATCCATCCAACAAGAGATCGCCTTTGACCTTCTGTGACTCTCCTAACTCTATGTCTTATCCTACTGTCAAATATTATAATAGATCCTCTTTTCTTAGGAGCAATATACATTCTATTTTCTTCATCTATTAGTTGTAAGTCACCACCTTTGTATTCATTATAATCACTTAACTGTAATGAGAATGATAGTTTTCTTACACTACCCTCTCTCTGATAATAGTCAGTGTGCCATTTATAATAACAATCTGGATTATACAATGAGTATTGTATTATGTGATTCTCAAATCCTGCATGAATATCATACTTAAAATTATCTTCGTTTGCTACATTTACATAATGATTACAAAACCCTGCTATCCAATGAGAACTTTGCACCCATAGGTTCTTACTATTTCTTACATGATCTGCTTCTTTACCTGTTACAGCAGCATCTTTTAAACTACCTTCTGATGCTCTAAGATCTTGACAAATCTTATCGCATATATCTGCGGGTAACATTGTATCATACCAAAGATACTTATACATACGCCATCCATCCTGTTAAAATGTATTTCATCTCACTAGGACTAACCTGTGATCTGTGTAAGTGTGTCCAATAAGGAGGCCAGATAACCATCTTGCCAATCTCTGCATTGCATACAAAATCTTGGTGATAAAATTCTGTGCCACCTTTATCATTCACTGTATTTAAGTATAGCATCCAAACCAATGTTCTGACACTACTCTTGATGTTGACATTCTCACAATGCCATTTCTTATATCCTTGTCTAGGCAAAAACCTTTGGAAGTTGATAGCGGGTGCTTCTAACATCCACTGATCAATAGAGTTTAAACCTTCGTAAGTCTCTACATATTTTTCTACATTAGAATGCAACGCTTGAAGAATAGGCATCATAGCACTATTCCAATCAGGGTTGTTGTCAACTAATTCTTTTGTTAAAGATATCTCTTTATCATCTTTAATCTTAGGGTCAAAACCAACGGTGCTAACACCTACAGTTTGTAACTCTAGATTAGATTCAAATAGTTGTATTAGTCTTATGCAATCTGCACTACTTACTGATCTATGATATTGCTCAATAAAATTACTGGTCAATTTCTTCTTCTTGTTGCTCACATTCTATACAGTTGGGAGTTCTTAACTCCACCCATGATAGTGTGGGTTCGTCCCACAACCATTGTAATACAAGTTGCCCCTCTTCGTCAACCTCTTCTTTAGGTTTGGGAACAGGAGGATCCCACAACCACGTCTCTTCATTAAATGTCCATGACTTAAATCTAGACTGTGGGTAGAACCTTTGATATGTTGGATGATAATGATTACCTTTAGATGGTCTTCCAGATTCCTCAGTAGCAGGAACCCATTTACCTGGCGTCATACCCATAGGGTTGAATTGCATCAACGCTTGGAAGTCATCTCTATTATTACAAACAATAACGTTTTCCACTATGTTCTTGTCGTTGACAAAAGCATAATAACCAAATTCAGTTGTCATAAATTACCTAACCCATGTTGTATATCCTTGGCAGTCAACAGCACCGCCACTAGCAGCGTAGATACCTTCACCGTTTCCTTCACTAGAACCATGTCCTAGATAGCAACCAGTAGAGGGATCTCCACTATTACCATTAACACCCGCACCACCTATAGTAGTTTGGTTGCTGTTAGCATTGAATCCACCATTATCATTATCTGCTTTAATACCGTCTAACACGAAGAATCTTGCACTACCACTCAGTCCAATACCACTAGATGTAATAGCAACTGACTCTCTAGGAATAACTTCAGTTTGCCTATTAACACCTTCTCTTGATAATGTCCACTCAGCTTGCACCCAGTTTCCCAGATTACTTAGAGAAGAGTTCCAAGAGGTAGTATTATTAGTGCTACCATAACCCCATGTTAATACTCTTGTAGCAGTAAAATCTAATGATGTAATCATACTACCAATTATATAGTCAGTGTTTGGGGATGGAGTTCCAAGAGCACCAGACCTACTCAAGAAGTAAGAACTACTACGTCTACTATTACCGCTAGGTATTGTGCCACTGTTCCAGTTGTTTGATGATACTAACATCCAACCACCCGCTGACATCCAACAATAAATTTGTTGTGCACCACCAGAGTAACCTACAGGTTTAATCCAGTATGTCCCATCTCCTGCACTAGGATTTGCAGCAAGTATTTGCAATGCGTTTGCAGCAGGGTTTCCTGATGATGATCCAATAGTATTATCTAAAGTATCAATAGGATATCTGATAACAACAATACCATTACCACCATTTCCTGCTCGTCTATTTGGATAGCCAGCACCACCGCCACCTCCGCCAAATCCATTACCACCTGTACCACCGACAATAGTTCCTGCAGCGATACCGCCACCACCTAGTCCGCCAGGTATAACGTCATTAGTTGGGTTATTGCAGTTTGCTCCTGCACCACCACCCGCATAGAATTTATTCATTCCATCTATGTCAAATAATAATCCATCTCCTCCATCTCCTCCACGGGGTGCTGATCCATCTTGTCCTTGTTGACCAGCTCCACCGCCACCGCCTCCACCCCAGTCGGGTGATGATGGTGTACAGTTACCACCAAAGTTTCCAAATCCTCCAGATGCAGAACTTGGTTGTAAACCTGGTTGACGTGTCCCAGAGTAAGG